CAAACATTTGAATTGATAGTAGATGGGAAGCCAAATGGATGGTCATTTACTTACAAACGCAAAATGGATGAACGTATGAAGTGCATTATTAATAAAGACGGGCGACCTATGAGTTGGAGCACAGAAAAACTTGCAAGGGAAGGCGCGAAAACTTGGATAAAATTGAACCATGAAAAACCAAAAAGGTAATATTGACCAAATGGACATTCCAGACGAATGGAAAAAAAAGATGGTGTGAAGCCGAAATATGTGCATGCTTGGGCTGTATTAATAGAACTCCAAAGGCTAAAAAACAACAAAAAATAGTTCTAGGAAGAACCTTAACGAAACAAGAGTGGATAGAGTGGAAACAATAAAAATAAAAACTCATCATTGGGGTGGGGAGTAATATGCCCGTCTTATAATTGAGACGCACTAAAGCCTTTTCGGAAACGATTGGGCTTTTTTCGTATATTTACAACATGGCTATAGGAGAAAATCTTACTAAAAAACAAAAAATATTCTGTCATGAATACGTTATTGATTGGAACGCAACAAGGGCAGCAAAAGAGGCGGGGTATAGTGAAAAAACAGCCTATTCAATAGGACATGAGAACTTGAGCAAACCTGAAATACAAGCCTATATCGAGCATATACAGGAAGATTTAGCAAAACTTGCAGGTGTTAGTGCGCTTAGAAATATCATTGAATTAAAAAATATTGCCTATTCTACAGTAGCAGATTTCAAAGATGGATGGATGTCTTTAAAAGACTTTGATTCTCTTGACGAAACGCAAAAATCTGCTCTGTGTGAAATACAATACACTACAAAAACAACTCCACAAGGAGATGAATCGTATGTAAAATTTAAACTTCATGATAAGCAAAGAGCTATAGAGATCATGAATAAAATGCTAGGCTTTAACGCTCCAGATAAAGTAGACATCAAAGACGACAGAAAATTAACTGAACAAGAACGTTTATCTGAAATTGCTGCTTTAAAGGAAAAGTTAAAAGATTAAATTTATGGCACTTACTGATGCCGAAATAATCCGACTAAAGAAACTTCTTCATGAACAAGAGGTTCACGAGAAATTTAAGGCGTTAAAATTCCCAGAAGACGACAATTCTACAATAAACTATCGCTTTTTACACGAGGCTATACATTCTCAAAAATGGGGCGTAAACGACAAGGGCGTGCCAGTTTTAGAGTCAGGTTATGCCGGAGTAGTTTTAGAAGGTTCAAGTCGATCATCAAAGACCTGGGGAGGTATAGACATAATCATACACTTATCCACGCAAGTACATAAGAATGATGGATGTACCATAAATATCTACCGAGAGACATACAACGAATTCAAAACGACTTTATACGAAGATTTCAAACGTCGATTACCGGACTTTGATTTACCAAATAAATTTGAAGATGCTCAAGAGGTTAAATCATTCAAAATAGGAAAATCAACTATAAACCTTTTAGGAGACGGAAAGCATGGTGGAGGGTGTGACTACGCTTTCTTTAATGAGGCCATGATGATCAGAAAAGAAGTGTTTGATCAAGTTGAAATGCGTTGCCGTAGGTTCTGGTGGATGGACTACAACCCATCATTTACTAGCCATTGGGTATTTGATAACGTGCTAATGAGGTTAGATGTTGGTTTTCTACGCACAACATTTTTACAGAATCCATTTATTTCTTCAGGAGAGTTAAACAAGATACTTAGTTACGAGCCATGGGAGACTGGAAGCTATGAGATAGTGGATAATTTAATAATGTACAATGGACATGAAGTAACTGAAACGAATCAACCGCCGCCTAATATAAAAAATGTAAACGCTGGAACTGCTGACGTTTTCATGTGGAAGGTATACGGACTAGGGCTTAGAGGGGCTATGAAAGGTGTTATATATTCCAATGTAACTTGGATAGATGAGTTTCCAACAGATTTATCATTCACCTATGGATTGGATTTTGGTTTTACGGTTGACCCTTCAGCCCTTGTTAGGTATACAAGATGGGGCAACAACATTTACTGTGAACTATTATGGTACTCTCCTACTGAGACAGCAAAAGATATGGATGAAGCTCTTTTAGCCTGTAATGTATCCGACTTAATACCAATAACAGCAGACAGTGCGGACAAGTACGTGAGTGAAAGAAAAGGGGTGGTTCAAATGGTCAGAGAATTGTTTGATATGGGATGGGAAATATCAAAAGTATCCAAAACAAAAGGTGTAACATATTGGATTAATGATACAAAACACTATAAGATACACATTGTTAAACCTAAGAACCCTTTAACATACAGAGCGGTCAAAAAAGAGCAGGAAAACTATAAATGGAAAGAAGTTAATGGAATAGCAATCAATCAACCCATTGATAAACACGATCATTTTTGGAACGCTATGAGGTATGCTCACATGGGATGGGAAATAGATAACCTGCAAGTGTCAGTTGAGTAACACAATTAACCAAAAACAATTATTAACCAAAAAATGTATATATTTGTTTCTAAATGTTAAGATTTTAAATGTCACGAGACTTTGTAGAGAAGCGTATTGGTGCGGCAGACTTACAGTTAGCCAGAAAGCAACAGAAAGATATTGCGTATTTTACTCGCGGAGAAATTCAAGAGGACGTAAACGAATCCTACATCGAACAATGGGCAAGCCGAAACAATCAAACTAATGACAGCTTCCTTAATTGGGTAAAAACAATACTCAAAACGGACAATTTCTTAACTTTTTATAAATACTTCAGGAACCCGTCACCATCTAGTGAACTAATTAATGACAGGATTGAACCACAATTGCACCGTGTTTTTTACTCTGATGATTCCTACTTCAAATATGTTATTAATGGTGATACAGTAGAAACACCAGAAAACCTCAATACTGAAGAGTTTGATTCCATGATATTTGAATCTCTTCTTTTCACTCACAATGATGTAGTTTTCGAGGATTTACGGGACATAAACACACCTTTTAGATCAAAAGTATCTATTAACGATATTGTGGCTCTTGAATCGGTTAATTCAATAATAAAACGAATAGCATTCAAGTCTTCAATTGCTATTACTGGAGAAGACGGGAACATAAGGTCAAAAGAAGGGTTTCTATATGCAGATGAAAATGACTACATTTTTTATGATGAAAAGTATGAGCCTATAATTGTAGAGCCTCACGACTTAGGGGAGTGTCCTGCTGATTATATCGCGAATAAACCTTTCTCGGATAAAGATATTGTTAGAAAATCAATCTTTTCACACGTAAAGCCAGACCTTGAAGAGTTTTGTTTTTTACGCACACTTCAAAGGATGGCTGATGCTAACGGCACAATCCCAATTGTTACAAAGCTAGGCGTAAAGGAAAAGAGTAAATCTAATGAGGATCGAAAGGGATCAACAAGCAATGAGCCTAATCTATCTAATTTAGTCGCGGGTCAATCTGCTGGTGTTAAGTCAGAAATAAGCAATAAGGGAGACTCAATACTACAACCAGGAAGCACATATACCGTACCAATGATCAAGAAGGATGATGGTACCTTGGACATGGACGCCGTTAAAAACTTCTTAAACTTCTTCTACATGCCAACTGAGGCATTGGAGTTTCTAGCTAAAAGAATTGACACGTTATCACATAAGATAATCATTTCTATTCTTGGAGAGATGAACCAGAACATGCAGCGAAAGAATGAACTTGACGTTAGGAGTGGGTTCGTTTCTTCTGAAGATAAATTACGCATGTACTCTTCTCAAATGAGTAGAATCAGAGAGCGGTCCGACTTCAAAATGTTGGCACTAGAGTTCGGTCGAGAAAGGGTTTCTAATGAGGCGTTTTTTGGTTCTGACTTCTTTCTTGAATCGCAAAATGATTTGTATGTCTTATTTAAAGATGCTCCAAACGCGATTGAAAGAAAAAATATCATTTTACGTTTGGCTAGAAATAGAAATAAATTCAACAAAGACAGATCTAAAAAGGAGGTTATAAGTTATCATATATTACCTTTTGTATCAGATAAAGATTTTGAAACAGCAAAAGAAGCCAATCAAGTTTCTGAACGAAATTTCCAGCTACAGACTAGGTTCAATTATTGGATCGGACTGTTTGAAGCAGAGTATGGTGACATGTTGACGTTCTGGGAGTCTTTAAACGGCACCCAGAGTGAGAAAATAATGCTTATTAACCGATTGTTAACCGATATAATAAATCGTGAGACACAAGACTTAAATATGATCCAATCTGACGGGTCGCAAAATCAAAATAATGAGTAATAAAAAAGAGCAGTACACAGTTAAATTACAGGTTTTTCGAGGTCAAAAACTAAAAAAGGAGGATGGAACAATGGCTACGGAAAATCAATCTGTATCATTACAGTATGGAACTTTGGAGTGGAAAAACTACCTTATCAATGCGCCTAGAAATTTCGGAGTAGTTGAAGTAGTTGACGTTCATACAGCTAAAGATGTATACGAAGATGTTGAGATTAAAGGTAAAGCAACCAAGATTCGAAACATTGAATACACTAAGGTTGATGCTCCAGAATTCATTATAAATGAGGTTAAGGAAGCGTTTAAGCCTAAATCGTCAAAGTCTGCTGAAACTGATGACCAGAAACGAATTAAAGAACTAGAAGCTCGTTTGCTTGCATTAGAATCTGGGGCAACAAGTACCGATAAAAAGGCAGTAAATACTGAACTTGAAGTTGCTAAGAGCGAATACATTGAATTGTTTGGAAAAAAACCTCACCATTCTAAAAGTTTAGAGATAATCAAAACAGAAATAGAAAACAAAAAGAAAGAAAATGGAGGGGCTTAAGATTGATGAATTAAAAGAAGGGACAATTTATAAATGTCTGTTATCTTATAAGCCAACACTTGTTATATTTCAGGCGGGATATTTACAAAGTGGAGAAGGTGAAGACGAAACTCAAGAAGAGGTAATAAAAAAACTAGGCAAAATTGCTGTTGTTCTTGACAACGGAGACGTTAAATACTTTGTGAATGAATTGTATGACGGCCAATTGATTGAACAATAATTAACAATACAAACAAAACATAAAAGACTATGGATTTTGAATTGCAAGAGGATTTCGTGAAAGAACACGGATTTAACGAAGATCAAACAAGCGCACTAAAAGCGCACGTTTCATCACACATTGCTGAGTTACAACAGCAGTGGGATGGTAAAGCAAACGAAAACGCAGAAGGTATTTTAAATGGTGCTTTATCACTAATAGCTAAACAGACGGGTGTAAACCGGAACGATGGCGAGAAAGCTGGCGAATATATACCAAGAGCTTGGGAGAATTTTTCTCAGGATAAGACACAAGAAATTGACCGTTTAAAGTCAGAATACAATCAAAAACTACAAGACTTTAACGGCGATACTGCAAGTAAAGCTGAGTTAGAAAAGGCTAGATTAGAGCTTGATGAAGCTAAACAGAAGTATGCAGATTATGACTCTTTAAAGGAGACAGCGGAGAAGTATAACCCGTTAGCCGAAAAGTACGAACAAATGAACGTTGAGGTGTGTTTTTCTAATGTTAAGCCATCCTTCCCTGACACCGTTAACCAATACGAGGCTAATTTTAAGTGGAATGAATTTAAAAATGAGATTCAGCAAAACTATAACATCAAACTTGTAGATGGTGTTGCAAAGGCTATTGATAAGGAAAATGAATATAAAGTATTTGACCTTAAAGACCTTGTTAGTAAAAATGATGAAATTTTAGAACTATCAAAAGGAAGGCAGCAGTCAGGTATTAACCATAGACAAGGAGAAACCGTAAAAATAGAAGGCGTACCATTTGATGTGCCAAAAGATGCTGACTCAAAAACAAGAACTAAATTAATTCAGGAACATTTAGCTAAAGAAGGAATTAGCACAATGCACAAGGACTACTCTGCTAAGTTCGCTGAATTGAATCAAAAAATACTTACACAAAAGACTGTGTAACGAATAACAAACAAAAATCAATGGCAAAGGACTGCCAAATTATTAACTTTTAAATTTTTAACAAAATGGCTTTTTTAGATGCTACATTGTTGAATGACTACCAAGCAAGAGCAGCCCTGAACGAGAAGCGTTTCGTTCCTCACGGGGTCATTGATCTGGTAAAAGATTCAACACCACTCGTTAAATTCATTCCTTCAGACGCTAAAGAAAGATTAAAAACAGTGTCAGGAATGCGTAACGTAGACATTCCCGTAATTAAAGACCAACAGGTGCAGGTAGTAACCACACCAGGGTTTAATTTTATTCCAGACAACCTAACGGAGTCTGACAAGTACAACTTCACCGTGTACGATGTGTTTAGTGGCTTTCGTCATTATCCTGCGCACTATGAGAACAACATGGTTGGAGCCATGGAGGACTTTGAGGCTAAAATGGATAATGTACTAAACGAAATGGCTAATACAATTGAAGGTATAGCACTTTCCGTGATGGACACTAGACGAACTCAACTATTAGACTATGAGACTCAAATCTCTCAAGGTTCACTAGGAGGTACTTATACTTTTGATGGGGTAGGAGATACTTTAAACGTAAACAAAGCGGCTCAACAAGAGACTATCTTCAGTGATCTTTCTGAATTGATGAGCGCTAACCAGTTGCCGGGTCCGTATTCAATTGTAACTTCTCCTGCGGGATTAGCCGTACAGAAGAAAGAGGCATTGTTATATGGGTCAAGTAATGACAAAAATATCGCAGCGCTTGGGATGATTCCGGCATCTGATATGCACACCTCCCATAACATTTCACCGAATACAGATGTGTTTACTGGATACTGGGTACGTAAAGGTGATATCGGTATTTACGAAAATCATCCGTACGATTTCCGAACTAATACTACGGTTAACGGTAAAACTTGGTCTGTAACAGATGTAGAAATGCCAATGGTACGAATGCGTTTGAATGTTTATACTAATCAATTTGCAACAAATGCAGAATCTTTAGTTCAAACAGGCACGGACAGTAACCTAACCATGACAAAAGGTGAGGAAATTGCAATGTGGGCACGTTTTTACGTTGTGTATTCTTATAACTCTGACTTGACAACACGTCCGCAGGGTATTGTTAAACTTCGAGGTCTTACCTCTTAAAATTGATTTAAAATGAAATCACACGAAGTAATTCTAAAGACAGGCAAACGAAATCAAGTTGCGGAATCTGAAATGATCGGAATAAAAGGAGAGCTTTCTTCTGCTGTTGCCGATACTGAGATTGTAACTACATCTATTGAATATAAAACAGGGTTGGTCATTGTGGAAGATTCCACTAATAATGATTCGGCTTTGTTTAATGTATACAACGATGGAGGCACGGGTACGTCTGCAAAGGTTAGCGGTGGAACTGTTTTTACTGCAACCAAAGACACTGCTGCATCAATTAATGTGTTTTATGACGCAACGGCCGAAGCAATCCAAATTCAGAACTTGACTGGTGGGGCTATTGACTTAACAGCAAAAGCGTTGGTATAATGATTTTGACATTCGCAGAAGACTTTTCTACGGACATCGTTTTAGATGGACAACTAACTGCGCTACCTGATAGCGGCATGTACCTCAATAGCGGGGTGCATCCGTCTATCACGGTTGAGAATCTTATCAGTTTTCTACCAGACTTAGATATTTTGTTTGATGATTGGGATAACTCAATCACATACGGGAAATGGGATACTGGGAAAAAAAGGATAGATATTGTAACTTACAATGGCGATCTATATCAGTCATTAAGTGACGGGAATCAAGGTAATCAACCGGATGTTAGTTCAGAAGATTGGCTATTGACGAGCCGTGAGAGTTTGCGAATCAAATCATTTTATCATAAGTCTAAAGACAATGCGATTGCAAGTATAAATTTAACAAAACGACTTGTAGATAGTCAATACTTATACAATCTCGTAGAGTTAAATGAAAACCCAACAACAACAGCGCTACCAAATGATTACTGCGGGTGGGTGTTTGAACCGAGAGGATCAGACTACGTTAAAATCCGTATTAATCAGGTCGCGTTACAAGCTAAGACGGCAACGCCTCAGAGCTTGTACGTGATTAACCAAGGACGTTTAGTTACGACTTTAACATTAAACCCTAACTCGGAAGGGAGACTCGAATTTGAAGATTTGGGTTATGAATTCTACGGCAAAGGTAAATGGCGATTCGTTATTGAATCGCAAGAAGTATTAACTAATGGCTCTTACGTAGATCCTTTGTTGTTTGATGGGTTCGTTTCATATACAACTGTCGGTATAGGTGGCACACCTCAAGAAGCTACATATTCGGATGGGTTCAGCAACAATGGTTTAAATTTTAACATTTCTGTTTCATTTGATTCTACTGTATACCTCAATAACAACCTAAAAGATATTGCGAACTATGTTCGCGCATCATGGGAGCTAGACGTTTTGAGTTTGTTTCTATCAAATTCATACAATCAGAGTAGTAGACAGCAAAGAGTCCAATTTGACAGACAGAGCCTTATAGCTGAAACAAAAGATACTAAAAGCGCATCCACCTATATGAAATGGAAAAAGGAGAGAGACCGAGTTATAAAACAACTATCAAAGACCTTTGACCGTGAAATAGATGATAATGAATACGAAATAGAATCAAGTTCATTCTAAAGAAATGGGAATAATTACTAGAAATAATCCAGTTGGTATTGATGCGAAAATAGCCGCTCATCAAAGTTCTATGTTTACGCAGTTGAACTTGAGCGGATTCGCAAAGAATATTGACTGGGACTCTTACGATAGAGTCTACGGCAACCCAACTGAAGACGGGCGTATTATTCCTGAACACTTTACAGGGGGTAAGAAATATAAAGACGTATTATTTAATAGTAAACGACTTATGACTTCTTTCTACTGGCTTGATGACGATATGCCAATTGATCCATCTAGTGGATTAATAAAGGCTAATGTTTCTATGATTGTTCAAGCTCAGATAGGCAAAATGTATAGCGACGACACGCAACGGTATGATGAAAACTTAAGGATGGTGTTTGCAGAAAACTCTAAAAACTTTTACGGTTATGATTCTTTTAGATTAAACTCTATCAAAAAAGGAATAGACACAGTATACAAAGAGTTTTATAGAGATGAAATCACAACAACTGACATGAGCGACTATCATGTATTTAGACTTGACTACACGGTTGCGTACGAACCGAGAAATTGTGCGAATTAAATTACAAACAAATAAAATTAAATAAAATGGCAAATGAAATTTGTACATGTCTAGGAGAGGGTGGGAACACTGCTTGGACATCTTGTCAATCCCTATTCGGAGAAGCTAACGGATTCGCTTTTGGGCGCGGTGTAGCTAACGATGGGACTCGACGAGGATACGACATCACTGGAACTGCTGTACTTACAGCATTTAAAGATGATTTTTACAACACCGATCATTCGGAGCGACTTTTCCCTGCTTCTGGGTTGACTAGTGTCACTTCTCCAAACGAGGGTACACAATACGACACAGGATCAGCAGGGGAAAAAGACTTCTTGCGTGAAGGTATTCGCGGATTCTCTGGAGAGAAAAGAAATGCTGGTCCAGTTTGGGCAAGCAAAGTTAATTCTCATCGTTGTAAAGACAATGTTGCTTTTGTTGCAACTGAAAAAGGAATGGTTGGTATTCGTGTATTGAACACAGAAGACAATACTGCGAATTGGTATGGTATTCCTATCCGTGCACTAGATGCGAACTGGATGCAAAAAGACCCTTCATCTACAATTGAGAAAGTAATGGTTACATTCGATTATGACCGTAGAGTTAATATCGGTGAATTCTGGACTGTTACATGGGAGGAATTGGGAATGACTCCAGAAGACTTTGTTTACGAAGGACTTCTTGATGTTAATTGGTCACTTGTGACGGCTCCTACTGCCTCTGTAGGTGTTACCACTGTAGAATACGCATTAACTACTGATTACGGGTCTGGACTAGGTGTAGGACAGAACGTTAACGGTAAGATTGTTGCGGACTTCTCTTTTATCAACACAACGACAGGATTAGCCGTAGCAGGATTGGGAGTTAATGAAGTGGACGGTGTTAAGTATACATTTACTTACACTCAGGAAACCCCGGGGGAGACAATCAAACCTTCAATGGCAACTTCATCTACTAACAAATTCGAAGGTTCCGCGACACCTTATGCAGAACCAGCATAAAAACAGTTGAATTATGAAAATAGGTAATCAATCTTTCTCGGATGATTTAATCGAAATCCTAAAGGGTAAGACGGAGGCAGAGATATTAGAACTTCGCCCACATCTTCACCCTAAAATTGTAAAGGAATTCGTTAAAGAGTTTCCGGCAAAGAAGAAAACAGAGAGCAAGAAAAAGACTAGTACCGATAAGGAATAGTTTTGACTGCTTAAAAAATGAAGCCCTACCCAATATTGTTAGGGTAGGGCTTTTTTATTCATAGGTGTATGTTTGATTTCTGGGACACTCCTGCCGGGGCCATAGCAAAACGAAGAGCGTTATTAAGCGAAGGGAAGGTCTGGATAGATACTTTTAGGAATGATACTCAATTTAGAAAATGGGTTCTTGATTTAATTCGTCAAGATCAATTATTTGAAAAGGGAATTGATTCAGAAGGTGATGTTATAGGGTTTTATTCGTTTTCAACGGCACAATCTAATCCTTCTAAAAGATTTAATACACACTATACATTAAAAGATACAGGACGTTTATATGCGTCTATGTTTCTGGTTGTAACCGCTGATTATTTTGAGGTCAGGTGGGATGATGAAAAAATAAGGGACCAAGAATGGTGGTCTGATAAAATACTAGGTTTTACAGATGAGAGTATTGAAAAAATTTCTAAAGCGTACACAGAAAGACTCCTCGAATATGCAGAACGCTTACTATTTGAAGATATCTGAATGTCCTTTAATAGCTTGGGAAAAGAGATACAAAGAAGGTAATTCGGCTATTCGCATGCCTGATGTAAATTTCAATTATACCGAAGAAACAGACTATGACGCTTGGGATTTATTATACATCGACTGGGAAGAGAACGTAAAACTAGATTCAAGTTTCGTTCAGTACAAAAAAGACTTGCGTAGGTACTTGGATTTAATGATTAAATACAGAGAAAGTAAGCGCATTAGAAATGGAGTTGAGGTGCATGATAATTCCATTCTAAATGATATTCAAATAATGGAGGCAATAGTACTTAAATACGAGAAGAATTTAGGGCAGCCCGTTACGATTAATAAAATGGTTCAAAAACTATCAAGGTTGGAGGGCAGGCAAATAAAGAAGATTGATTTAACTGTTCAGGATTATTTCGATTTAATAGAACTAAACACTAAATAGCTCCCGAAATGGCTAAAATTACAAAAGAAGAGCTACAACAGCCGTTATTTGACACTTGGCGCAAAAGCCTTGACGATACGGGTAAGTCGATTGATTCAACCAATTCTAAAATGGATCAATTGGCGAAAACGTATAAAGAACTAATAAACCTAAATGAAAAGGGTCAAAAGTCTATTGATGCTATGATGAAGTCTCGAAAGGGACTTGAAGAGGTTACACGAAAAACAACAGAAACAGACAAGGCATCTATTCAATTAAAGAAAGAGCAGGACAGGGTTCAGACAAAGCTACAGCAAACTATTTCCGGTGAACGTGACACTATTATAACCATGCAGGCCGCCCTTGCTAAAGAAACGGGAGAGAGAAGAAAAAACGCGAAGGAATCTCTAAATCAACTCAATGCATATCAAAAACTACAAAAGGAAACTAAGGAAGCTAGAGAAGAGACACGTAAACTAGCCGCTCAATTCGGCGTGAACGACAAGCGTACTATTGCCGCTCGCAAAGCCTACGAGAAACTAGATACCCGACTACAGCATGTAAATAAAACCACTGCAAA